TTTCCTGACCTTTATCATCTAAATTGTTAAAAGTGTGCATGATATCAATAATCATGTCATAAAAAGGGTTCAATTCATCGACCAATTTAGAAACAACTTCTCCAACTTCATCTTCTACCGGAAGGAACATTTCTCCTTCTCCAGATCTAAGCCAATTCTCGTTTACATTAAATTCTCTGCATATTAAAGAAATCACGGCATCTATCGGTTGGTTTCGACCAATCTCATAATTAGATACAGCTCCACGTTTTATGTTTAATTTGTCAGCGAATTCTTGTTGTGTTAGATTTAAAGATTTTCTAAGAAATTTAATACGATTATTCATACAACTAGGTGTACACCTCCTTTCCTTTATGTATCCATAATAGCACAAGAAAAAAATGTAATCAAGATAAAAAGCAACATTGTTGCGGAAAAACTATTGACAAATGCAACTACGTGACATATAATTGCAACATAAGCACAAGATAAAATGATATACAGCAACAAGTAAACGAAGCACCAGGAAAGGAGATGAGAAAGAATGAAATTTAAGGATACTAAAATAACTGTACTCATTTTAATAAGCACAGTTATTTTAGCGCTAGCTTGTTTTAGACAATGGATCAACAAAAAACAAACTAGCAAAAATGATGTTGATACAATTTGTGAAAAAATAATAAACCAAATTAATCATCTTCAATCTTAATAAGACCTAGATTTTCTAATGTGTCAATAGTGCATTGAACAGATAATTTAGAAAGAATAGGAAGAGAATTTGCCATAAGAGCTGCAAAGAAATCTTCAAAATGTGATGATTCATCATGGGACAACTTAGACATTTCTAAAAAATCAGCTTTTAATTCAATTAATTGACGTTTTTGTATTTCTGCACAAATTGAATTTAATTCAGAACGTTTCATAAAAAACTCCTTTCGTAAGACTTGGGAATGGCAGTTCCCTGTAAGTCAATTATACGGAAAAGGATGTAATTAAACAAGATAACGAAGCAACAGGAAAGGAAGGTGAAGTATTGACAGAACAAGAGATCAGGGACATGGGAGTCCGATGTGCATTAAGACATATGGATTCTCTGAGAATACAGGCAGCAGAAAAAAGAATGGCAGAATTTATAGAACCATGCGAGAATTGTCCAGAACTAGAAACTTGTGGAGCTGATTGGTCAAAGACTACAAGACTAAATAGAGAAGAATCTGGATACATCAAAAAAGCACCGAATAAATCGGTGCCATAAATAGTACTTAAGCGGACTGGAAAAGTGGACAATTTCTTTTTCCATAAGTACATTCAGAGATTTTAGGACATGAAAAATCCATTTTTTTATAATGTTTGTTTAATGTTTGTGTCTTATGAATTCTTTGACACAAAATGGAAATTTCCATTTCTGAATTAGTGTAAGGACAGACTGCTTTAAAATGTTTTGTTTTTAATTCACACATAATGAACCTCCTTCCGTAATTACTTGGGTGTGACAGCACCCTGTAAATTAATTATACGGAAAAGGATGTAATTAAACAAGATAACGAACAGCAGGAAAGAAAGGTGAAAGGAAATAGAAAAAACAGAACTAACAGAAAAGGACATTTATTGCATTGCAAGAATTATTCAAAGTTCTGTATTTACAGGCGGATGGATATTTTATGGATGCCAATATTGTAAATACTGGAAAGAATGCGAAAAGTCTTTTGAAAATGAAAATGGGAAAATGCATTATGACGTGATTATGAACAAACTCCAACAGATTACTGGCTTGGATATGGGATTGAATGCAAGTAATCTGCCAGAGAAATTTCAACGTAATCTTAACCAGGAAAGAAGGTGAAACATTGACAGAGCAAGAGATCAGAGACATAGGAATCAGATGTGCATTAAGGCATATGGATTCTCTAAGAATGCAGGCGAAGGAAGAGAAAAAAGCAGATTTTACAGAACCATGCAAGAACTGTCCAGATATAGAATCATGCAACTGTGATTGCAGTACAACGACAAAAAAGATTGCAGACGAAGCAGGATATAACACCGATTTAGTAGGTGGAACAATAAATCTATATCGAATGAAAAGCATGGAAGTTATTGTGAATGAAAATGAAAAAGGAATGTCATTAGACATTAAAACAAAATGTCCGGTAAAACTAAGAGAACCAGGACGATTAATAAGAGGCATATATAAAGCTCGTTTAAAAGTAGCTAAAAAAATTATACGCAAAGAAAAGGAGAAGGCAAAAAAAGAAAATAAAGAAGAAGAGTTTAAAAATAAAGTGCAGCAAATTATAAACATAATGAATGTATGTGGGAATTTGGTGTTGGTACAGGATGAAAAAGAAATTTTAAGACTTATAACTTGTGGAGATATTGGACTCGCAGAAGAACTCTTTGAGAATATAAAAAAAGAACTCTCCGAAGTAATAACGGAGAGTTAAGGAATTATAAAAGATTTTTGATGTTCTCAAGAATTTCTATAGCTTGAGAAAGTATAACATTACTCTTCTTTAAAAGTTGTTCTAAAAATGTCAAAGCTGCAAGAATTGTTAAGGCATCTTGTTTTATGACTACAGAAAGTTTAATGCAAAGATCTTTTATTTTATCAAATATGGCTTGAGGAACGAGCTGATTAGACTGTTTTACAGTAAGACTTGCTTTGAGTTCAGCAATCTCTAAATCAATATGATTGCATTTAGACAGCCGATCATGCGTGAAATTAGATAACTCTTTATGTGTTGCCAAAATAGTGTTCTCCTTCCTTATTTACTTGGACGTGGCAGTGTCCTGTAAGTTCATTATAGGAAGAAAGATGTAAATAAACAAGGAGAATACTGTTTTGGCAACACAGGAAAAAGTAAATAGCAAATAAGGCAGCAGATGGATTGACACTCCGTCCGATCAAAATGCAGGCATTTGACATTGCCTGACTGCGATCCAAAGAAATCCTTAACTCCGTACACCACGCGGAGAACTCCCCTTAAAAATAATCATTATTATGTGAATAAATCGGGCGGAGTGTCAATCCATTTGCAACACAAAAGAAAGAAGGTGGAAATATGACAGAGAAAAGAAAAGAGATGTTTGAAAGAACAGTGGAGAACCTTAAGAAACTGGACAAGGAATCCTTGGCAATCGTAAAGGCAAGCATCGAGATTTTGGCTGCACGTCAGCAGATGGATGAGAACACTCCAACGAATGCTGCATAACAGACAAGCAGATACAAATAGACTGAGAAGAGAGGAGGGAACGCTATGGAAGAATATAAGGTAAGACGATTCGTAAATGACAAAGAAGTAAGAGAACTGACACCAGAACAGAAAAAGATGATGGCAGTGACAGTGATCAGAGCCATCGGAGCAAAAGAAAAGAAAACAGCCCGGTGAGATTCCGGGCAGGAAGGACAAGCATAAAATGGGACAAATGCAAAAGAAATTATTAAATGAAATGAAAAGATCAATGTGGTTAAAAGAAATAGGAGCAAATGCAGCATCCGTGACAACACTACAGGAAGCGTGTGTAGAAGCTGCAAAAGATGTAAATGAATATATATCTCCATTGTGTGATGCAACGGTGCATATCACAATTGGAGTCTTAAGATATGTTGCAGATCTCCTAGAAGAGGAGGGGGGGCTAGATGAAACAGGAAAAGAAATGGCGAAAAAAGTGCAAGAAGCACTACATGATTCAACGACAGTAAAAAAATACAAATGTAAAGAGGAGAAAAAATAGTGATGAGTGAAAATAAAAAAAGCCAAGGAAGTAGCTTAGCTAACCCCCAAGGCACAAATAAAAATTCATATAAATTATACCACGAGAGGAACGAAGAAAGCAAGATGAATGTCAGTACAGCTGTGAGCGTGCTGAAAAACAATCTCGAAAGATATGATAAGCAAATGAAGATGCATGGAATAATGGGAGGAGATTTATTGGATGAAAATCCGACAATCTCTGCAATGAGAAAAGCAGTTGAAATACTGGAAAATATTAAAATAGTATATCAAAAAACTGTGATTCCAAATGAATTATATAGAGATGGAAACATTGAACATGTAAAGAAAGGCTCTGCTATAGGAATGGCAGATGAGCTGATTAATTATATAGAGTTTAAAGACAGGTATATCTTTGAGCTTGATCAAAAAGAAATAGTAGGAAAATTGATGATAATAGATATGCGTAAAGGAGCAGAAAATGAGTGAAAAGCCAAGGAAAATGATTCTGATTAAAGACGGCATAGATTTAGACATTTTTGATGATAAAAATATGAGTGATCGAGTATTGATGCTTAACTATCCAGAAGGAACGGTTATTGAGCAGCTACATAAATTTTACAAGCTGATAGGAAAAGAATGTGAGAATGTAGAAATTGTGCATCCAAAAAGGCTATACACACTAACAGAAGAACAGTATCCAGTGATGATGCTTGTAGATGAAGAGTATTTGTATCATAAAACAGCGCAGATCAATCCAATTGCGTCATATCTATATGAAACAGATGTTCATGGGCATCCGATCAATGGAAATGTTCTGATTATCGGAATGAAAAAAGGATTAGATGGAATGGAATTTTGCGGAATAAGTGCAGAGCGAGCCGAAGAATTACGTGAACGACTAATAACGATCAGACAGCATTTAGAATAAGGGGATCAAGATGAGACTGACGATGAGAAATCATAAATCTTATACATACAGAGCGTCCTTGATCCGTGTAGATAATAACTGCGCGATCGGGGATATTGTGGACAAGCTCGGAAGATACGAGGACATATGTGATGATCCGGAGAGATTGAAAGAAATGGTAAAAGAAAAAGGCATCCCGGAACAGTGATCGGGATGCCTTTTCAATGCCATATTGTGGATTAAAAACCACAAATATAGTATAGCAAATTAAAAACGAAAAAGCAAGGAAATAAGCGGTTCGAATCCGCTTTTAAGACTCGATAAAAGTATTAAGTTTGAGTAAATACTAATAGATTAAACGAACAATACAAAGAGGAGAGACAAGATGCCATATTGGATTAGAAGAGTGTACGCAGGCAAGACAGTAGAGATAAAGAAATACTACAGCCGAAAGCATAAACCAAAAGAGAAGAGAGCCAAAACTGGAGAACCAAGTAGACTAGAACAGGAGAATGTAAATATCAGAAGACAAACGGAACAGCTAAGATGGAAATTAAACTGTAACTTCCAAGGTGGAGATATGTTCATCACATTTTCCTACAGAAAAGACGAAAGACCAGATACATACAAAGAGATGTTAAAGCAGAAGGATAAACTGATCAGAGATCTAAGAAAACAGTATAAAAAGATTGGAAAAGAATTTAAGTATGTATATGTGTTGGAAACAGGAGACAAAGGCGCAAGGCACATACACATGGTGATTGAAAACATTGATACAAAAGCAATAAAAAAATGCTGGGATCGTGGACGAATTCACATCAGGCTTCTTGACGACACAGGGCAATATGGGAAACTAGCATCTTATCTGGTAAAAGAAAAAGGACGTAAAAAAATGGAGAAATACGGGGGTAAGACATACTCCCCCATCTAGGAATTTAAAACAGCCACACATCGAGAAAGATGTGATCTGGGAATGTGATTTCTTCAGAGAGGATGCAAAAAGTCCAAAAGGATACTACATAGACAAACGACACGATGAAAACAATGGCGGAGTACGAAAAGGAAGTACAGAAAGAGGATATAAATTTGTAGAGTACATTTTAGTTCAAAATGGATACAGATCCTGGAACATAGACGATGGAGGGTAAAGATGAGTAGAGCAAGAAGACAACAGTACATGCTAAGAACAGAAGCAAGCGAACAAGAAGCGGTGATCATGATCTGCAAGTTCATGGAGAACCGCTATCCAGAACTGAAATTACTGCATCACTGCCCAAATGGTGGGAAGCGCGATCGCGTAAGTGCAGCAGTTCTGAAAAGGCAGGGAGTAAAGGCAGGAGTTCCAGATCTGCATCTCCCGGTACCAAAAGGGAAGTACGCATCTTTGTACATCGAAATGAAATACGGAGACGGAAGACTGCAAAAGGAACAGAAGGAATTCTTAAAACAGGCAGCAGACTATGGAAACTTCGTTGCTATCTGCTACAGCCAAGAGATCGCATTAAAGGTGATTGAAGATTATGTAACACTAAAAACAGGAGAGACAATGCCAATTGAGAACAACAAGGTATTGAAACGATAGGAGAAAAAGAAATGGAAGCAAGAAAATGTGATATTTGCGGTGGATTTTTTCTGCCATATATAGCGTCAAATAAAATTGGCGGTAAAAGAGATTCATATAACGAGATAATAGTAAAAGAAAAAAGGATGGGGTTTAAAAACGCAAGCAGATATCAAGAATATGATGTCTGTGAAAATTGCAGCAAAGAACTGAATAAGTGGTTAAAAAGAAACAAAGAAAACTAAGATAACAAATAAACAGCCATATTAGGAGGAAAAATCATGAAAGTAATTGGAGTTGGAAACTTAAAAGGTGGAGTTGGAAAGACGACGACATCAACATCACTGGCATATCTGTTAGGGAGATATGGCAAGAAAGTACTGATGGTAGATGCAGATGCGCAAGGTAATGCTTCTGGAACTATGGGAGTATATGATCCAAACGAAAAAGGACTTGCTGGAATTTTGCTAGAACAACAAAGCACAGAAGAAACGATCAGACATACAAGGTATGAGAATGTGGATATTATCCCGGCAAACATGTGGCTGATGCAGGCAAACGCTCAACTGCTCTATAGTATGGAAAACCAGATAGATCGCATTGAAAAAATGCTGAATGATGAATGTATCAACAACAAATATGATTATGTGATCTGTGATTGTGGATTGTTGCTTGATGTAACAGTGCTAAATGTGGTTAAAGCATCGGATTTGTTAATAATTCCGGTCAAAGCAGGAGGTTATGGAATTGATGCGGTTGAAAACATGATTGAGCAGACAAAAGGAATTCATGAAGGGCAGCAGGTCAAGGTCTTAATGACGATGAAAACTGGGAATATAACAAACAAAGATACAGCACAGTGGCTAAGAGATACATATAAAGACAAGATGTTCAAAACAGAAATTAGAAGATCAGTTGTTGCAGAAAAAGCAGAAACAGCAAAAAGACCACTTCCAGAAATGTCAAGAGGAAGCAATGCAGCGAAAGATTACAACAACGTGATCAGAGAAATTATGACAGACGAAGAATGGAATGTAGCACAAGCGTATATCGAATCAAAGCGAAGAAACAAGAAGACTGGAAGATTCCAGAAAGTAGACTAGGAAAGGAGGGAAAAGACATGGCAGGATTTAACGTAATGGACATGCTTAATAAGACAAGCAAAGAAGGAATCGAAGAGAAGCCAAAGGCACGATTCAGAACAAAAGACATAGATATCTATAACATTTACGCAAACGAAGACAACATAAGTGATCAGATCGGCATCGATGAAAAGGCAGCAGAGATCAAACTTCTTGGACTGCTACAGCCATTAGAAGTTATGTATGAGCCTAACCAGAGCGGAGAAGAATATAAGCTGATCGGTGGCGAACGAAGATGGAGAGCATTAAAGAAACTGGTAGAGGAAGAAGATCTCCAGGAATTTAGGGAAGCAACATGCCAGATCAGAAAGCCACGAAGCAAAAATGAAGAGATCATAGAGCTATGCATCTCCAACAGTTACAGAAAAGCAACACCAGAAAAAGAACTGGAAAGAATCAAATTATTAACGGATGCACTGAAAGATGCAAAGGCAGCAGGAGAGAAGATAATGGGCTACGATCTAGAATCTGGAAGACTGAGAGACATAGCAGCAAAGATTCTTGGAAAGAAACCGACACAGATCGCAAATGCAATGAGCATCAACAGTAATTTGATTCCAGAGCTGAGAAAACTGTTAGAAAAACAGAAAATTAGTTTTTCTGTAGCTGTAGAGATCGCAGGACTGGAAGAAGATGAACAGGAAGAAATATACAGTTGGTATCCGGACGAGATCATAACTGTCAAGAAGATAAGAGAGTACAAACAACGCATCCTGGAAGAACAACGAGAAGCAGAACTAAAGGAATCAAGGCAGGAAGCAGAAGAGGAAGAAACAGAGATTGAAGGACAGATGGAATTAGAAAAAGATTTTCCAGAATATTGTCCAGAGCCGGATGAAATACAAAGACAGGCGATAGAAGCATTTGCGGAGTATATGCAAAGTGATATTCGCAGTGCTGGTATAAACAATTTATCTGAATTGAAAGAATACATGAAGATCCATTATAGAAACTCTGGTGGAACATTGCGAGGATCAAATGGCTTTGATGGATGGTATGACTGCGGAAAAGGATTTATAACATTGTCTATTGATAATGGTGACGATGATCCTTTTCATGAGGTTGTTAAAAAGACAATTGTTAAAATGGCAGATGCAATCTGTGAACTAATCAAATTTGACACAGAAGAACAAAAGGAAGAACGTGTAGAGATTCCGCAGACCAACAAAGTAGAAGTACAGGAAACCAGATCAGATGAAAGAAGACACCGCTTAAAAATTGCGAAAATGTTCTTTGACGTGGTGGATGCAGGAAAGAAATCGTTTGAGCTGCAAAAGAATGATAGAAACTATCAGATCGGAGATATTCTTGAAATGCATGAAATGGACAATGGAGAAGAGACAGGAAGGATAACAGAGAAGAAAGTGATTTATGTTCTGGAAGGTTTTAAAGGATTAGAAAAAGGTTATTGTATTTTAGGATTAAAAGAAGTGGAGGAAGTATGAACAAAGTAATACTAATGGGCAGATTAACCAGGAAGCCTGAGATAAGCTGGAACGAGGAAGATCTATGTATAGCAAGGTTCACGCTTGCAGTAGATCGCAGATTTAAGCGAGAAGGGCAGCAGGACGCAGATTTTATCGGATGTGTTGCATTTGGAAAAAACGCAGAATTTGCAGATAAGTATTTGAATCAAGGAACTAAGATCGCACTGGAAGGGAGAATCCAGACAGGAAGCTATATAAAAACGGACGGAACAAAAGTATACACGACAGAGATTGTGGCGGAGAACATGGAATTTGCAGAAAGGAAGGAACAATGATCGAAGGGATAAAGAAGATAAGAGAAGCGTTTAGAAAGATAACAGCAGGACTCAGAAAAGATGGAACGATCAATGCGCATCCAGGATATGAAAGCCATATAAAAGAGAAACTGAAAGAAAAAGAGGAAGTGCCAGGAAAAGCAATAATGTTTGTAGATGGAGAAAAAATTGCAGAATTAACGCAAATCAAAAAGGCTGCACTGAAGACGGGAGAAGCAGAGAATATTTGGGCAGTGTGTGGAATTAGAGGGAAAATATATCCGAAAGTAGTTGAAATTAAATTATGCGCAGACAGAAAGCAAAAGAGAAAACTGCATAACGAGGGGAACAACAAAAGAAAAATGAATGGACAACCACTAAAAAGATTTATAGCAAAGCAAAAGGTCCGAAAAAGAAAGGTGTCCGAATCGGACACAATGAAATAATGCACTACTGGTGGGAACCAGTTGCAATATACCACAAGCAACTATTAACAAACGCATAAGAAACAAAAAGTAATGTATAAGCCATGAGATCTATTAGCCTACTGCCGGGAAAAGGCAGCAGGCGGAAAGGAGAACAGACAGCTTAGTTCTTTACCTGATTAAGATTCTTTTAGTAACTATTAACAACGAGCCAATCACAAACATATTTTTTCAGATTCTATTATGATGTAACTTTTAACGATATACCAGATTTAGTTTTTACAATTATTTTTTTAATACAAAACCTAAAAAGAAAGAATCACAATGAATTATATGATCAGGCAAAAAGAAACAGAACAGTGATCACGAATAATACATTGGTTCAGGCAAAGAACTAAGCTGTCTGAAACGAAACTATGCAATACACAGAAGATTTTAAACGAGGAATCGTAAGAACATTATTAGCGTCAGGGATGACAAGGAAGGAATTTGCCGCGAAAACAAAAATAACAGTACAAGCGTTAAGAAAATGGGTAAAACAATACAAAGACGAAGAAATAAAAAATGTAGATCATAACAATCGCAGCAAATACAGCGAAGAATACAAAAAAAGTATCGTATCGAAAATGCTGTTTGATGGGATCACATATGAAACAATGTCAAAGAAAACAGGAATCAGTAGTCAATTACTAGAGTATTGGGACAACAAATATCGATATATATTGATCGATGAATTTGAAAAAAGGATGGCAAATAGAAGGAAAAAGAAAGTTAAGAAAGAAACAAGATGGCATAGATACGGAGCAGGTGCTGGAAGGTATGAATAGGAGAAAAATGGAAGAATGCAAATTACAATTTAATATTAGTGGAGAATGGATAACAGGCTTAGTAAGAGAATGGTTCTATTTAGAAGGAAAGGGATATGATAAGTGCATAGAGATATTGAACGATTGTATGAGCGGAACAGATGAAACAAAAGAACAGATCAGGAGACATGCAGAAGATGTTTTACTTGGACGTGCAGCACTGAAAGGAAATATAGCAGACGGATCATATCATTTAGAAATTTATTCGCCTGAACATCAAGAGAAGATGCCACATGATATGAATGTGTGGGAAATTGTAGGAGATCAAAAGAAAATTAAAGATGAACTAGAGCAATATAAAAGGCGTTGGAAAGTTGCAATGAAGATGATTCCTAGATATCTAAAAGAAGAAATCGGAAATGAACTTGACGAAGATCTTACAGCAACTAGTCCAACAGTATCAAGAACTCTAGACAGTTATATGAAAAGAATGCTTGATACAGAGGAACATACAACGGAAGACTATGGATGGTTAGAACCAAGTGGAAAATTCCACGCAGTGGAATGGGGAGAACATCAGAAATGGGCTTATGAATATTTAAAAAGAAGTTCAACGGAAGAAAAAATGCCAGTACTTTATGAAGCAGGAGACGTGCTAACAAAGAAAGGATGGGTACTGCTTCATAATCCGGCCCAAGGAGTTGCAATGGCGACAATAAATCCTCGTAGAGATTATACAAAAGCACAGAAAGAGTTTTTATTTAGTTATTACATGGAGAGAAACTGCGAAAAAGAAGCTAATGAAATTTGGAGGGAATAAATATAATGGCAACGATTAGAAATAGACTAGGGAAAATTCATATGTTTACACGAGGACGGGAATTCGGAGTTCCGGAATATCTTGCTGAAAAAGGATTGGATGTAAATGTAGAATACGTGAGAAATGGAATGAACGATGAAATGTTAGCAATCGAAGTGTTTGAAACACAAGAAATAGCAAGAGAGAAAGATGATGATAAAAACAAAGACATTGACGTTGATAGAATTGGTAGACTCATGCGAGGAAAGTTGTAGAATGCAATAAAATATTAAAGAGGTGAAAAGCAAAATGATAGAACTTAGTGTCGGAATAATTATCGGAATAATATTAGGTGCAACAGCGATGTCACTTTGCGCAGCAGCAAAAGAGAGAGATAAACGATGACAAAGGAATTACAAAATACTAAAAAACTTACAGAGGATACAAAAGAAGAACACGAGAAAAGCAAAACGGTAACTGACATACTAGAAGAAATAAAGCAGGAGATGTGCGATGAATATTGCAAATATCCAACGCTTGTAGATGACAGAGAAGATTTATTTGCGGATGACAGTCCTTGTATGAAGTGCCCGTTAACTAGATTATAGGAGAAAATGATAATTGAAAGAGATAATTGAAAGAGACGAAGAAAAAAATACATGTTTGGTTGCACGATGTGAAAATTGCGGAAGATTGCATGTATATAAAAGAGAAAGAAAAGATGGAGAAGGATGTTTGTGTTGCGGTGGCGGACCAATGCGAATGTTGGGGAATGCAATCGTACATGAAAACAAGACATCAGATGTGAAAGTTAGGGTATCTGTAGAGCGTGAAGAACTAGATAAGCTTATAAAGGATATGGATAGAGTTAATCGGTTGGCGGATGAAACCTATGACAAGATAAGAAAAATGAGCAAAATTAAAATTGAATGTTAGGAGACAAAATGAACGACTTATTAATTAAAGCACTTATTACAGTAATGATAATAGATGCAGGAATGCACTTTTATTATGATTACAAAAAGAATACATACCAAAGCCTAAAGTTTTTGATACTAACGGTATTAATGGCAGTTTCGGTTGGAGCAGCATTAACAAAACAAGAAACAGATAACGTGCAGCAACGAATGAAAATAATAGAACAAAAAATAGAAATGCAAGAAGAAGGAAAGGAGCCAGAAGAGGATGGAACAATTCATGAAATGCGCGTGCATGGTGATGCTGATAATAGACATAATAAAGGACATAAAGAGCAAATTAAAGTATATAAAGAAAGAGGAATAAATGTTAATGACGATAGGGCTAGAGATGAGAAAAGATGTGTTGGAATGCTTTTTAAAACATGAAATATGGATGGAAATCACTTTGTTTGGTGGAATTGAGGTGGAATGATATCTGCGAAAAGCAAGTGCAGAAGAATTAAAAGATTATCAACGCTATTATTTGGCATTCGAAGAATGTGAAAAATATTATTATGTAACATATAAAAAAGTGGAAAACCAGATAAAGAGTTATATTTTGACGAAAGAAGTGTACTGAGTATAACTTGGGAAGGAAAACCATTCGAGAAAATCATAGATGGAGAAAAAAGATGGGATATAGAGATTGTCCGTGCTTGAAATGCGACCACGGCGGAGAAAGAGAAAAGAGAATTGAATGCAGGAGAAAATGCACAGAATTTGTTGCTTGGAAACTAAGCATGCAGGCGGTAAGACAAAAGAAGAAAGAAGACAAGAATAAATTTTATTCGGAAACGAAACTAAAATGCTACAGAAGAAAAGCGATGAAACAAAAAACTGGACGGAAAAGGTAGCAGATCGTCGACTGGAGGAGATAGGATGCAGAATATAAGACCGGTATCAGAAAAGAAATGGGACATAAGCAATCACGCGTTTTATCAAGCGTATCATTTTGCAATGAGATACAAAGAATTTAAGGACATTCTTAGATACAAAACAAATACTGTAGGAAGTCCTAAGTTTGGAGATACGACAGGATCTGGAGTAACAAAGAGTGCAACAGAGGAATTGGCAATCAAAAGAGCATGGGCAAAGAAGAACTACAAGATGATAGAAGAGTCAGCGAAGAAAGCAGATCAGCAACTGTACAAGTACATACTCAAAGCAGTAACAGAAGAAGGGATAACATACAAGTACCTGAAAACGGTGATGAATATACCAGCTGGAAGGAACTACTTCTACGAAAAGAGGAGAAAGTTCTACTACATCTTATCAAAGAAATTAGACAATTAAGAAGGGAGAAGAATATGAACGAAGATATGAAGATTGGAGCTAAAATTGCTCTAGAAGGAGTAAAAGAAGAATTAATAAAAGTAAGAGCAGAATTGAAAAGAAAGGGGTATGACAATAGAAGAGGATTTACGACAATCGAAGCATATATAGACGATTCGATAAAAGAATTAAAATGAAAAGAAATGTAAAATAAAGAAAATAAAGGGAAGAAAGGGACTCACATACAATTCAGAGTGTTATTATAGTAGCATGAATTAAAAAGGGAACGAGAATGTAAGCCATACAGCAGCAGATCTTGTTTCTTTTTTTTTATTATGGACATCTAGCTCAGTAGGTAAGAGCAGTCGGCTCATAACCGATCGGTCCGGGGTTCGAGTCCCTGGATGTCCAGTAAAAGGAAGTGATGCAATGCCAATTTACAAGCGATGCAGCAAATGTGGAAAAAGAATTCCATCCGGTACAACATGTGAATGTATTAAGCAGATCAGACGGCAGCAGAAGAAGGAACGAGATAAAGACTATGATCAGCACCGAAGGAATAAGACAAATGCTGCATTCTATAAGACAAAAGCTTGGGTACTGACAAAGGAAGATGTACTCGCGCATTACATGTACATAGATCTCTATGCATACTATCACGATGGCAAGTTCGTACCAGCAACAATGGTTCATCATATCATTCCAGTTTCAAAGGACTACACGAAGCGATTGGACAGAGACAACCTGATACCATTAAGCGACAAGAGACACGGCATAGTACATAAGCAGATGAAAGAAGGAAGAGAAGAAGAGATCATCCAACTGCTTCTTGAGTACAAAGAGAAATGGAAGAAAAAGGAAAATTCAGAGGTGGGAGGGGTGGTCAAATTGTTTTGAGCGTTCCTATAGACCGCACGCCCTAGATTTCTTTTCACAAAATTCTAAATATAAAATTTGAAAAATGAAAGGAGTGAGAAAATGCCACGCAAACGAAAACCACTTGCAACACAAAAAGGGAATCTGACAGTTGCACAACAGGAAGACAAAAAACTGGAAGAACGACTTGTGCTCACAGGCAAGGAAACCCTAGCAAAACCGCCAACTTGGCTCATTGATGCCAGGGCTAAAAATGAATTTAAAAGACTTGTAAAAGAGTTCGAAAAAATGGAAATTGATGTGATCGGTAACCTGGATGTGAACAACCTGGGGTGCTATTGTAATGCGTTTTCTTACTATATTTCAGTTACAAAACAGCTCAAAAAAGAGAATAAAGTGATTAAAAAACCGACTCAAAATGGCGAAATTTTGGTTAAAAATCCACTGTGTGATCTGCAAAAAATGTATTCAGAGGAGATGAGGAAGTTCGCATCGATGTGTGGACTCACGATAGATTCGAGACTGAAAGCGGCAACGATTGCGAGAGAAGGCATTGATAACGAGATCAATGATGAATTCGGTGACATATGACAGTAAAAAACAGGCTGATCAGGTATGCAACCGACTGCATTAGCGGAAATATAATCTCTTGCAAGAAGCATAAACAGGCATGCAGCAGATTCTTGAGAGATGTGAAAAGGGAAGAAAGTGGGGAAGCCTCTTTTTACTGGGACGACCAGGAAGCACAAAAAATTATCAAATGGTTTAGCTTACTGCGACATTCAAAAGGAGTCCTAGCAGGAAAGCCGATCAAGCTGACAGAATGGCAGCAGTTTCATTTGTGCCAATTGTATGGTTGGAGAAGAAAAGAGGATGGGTATAAGCGGTTTAAGAAAAGTTTTATAGAGGTTGCACGAAAAAACGCAAAGAGCCAGGAAGAAGCAGGCGTTGCATTGTATGAGATTTCTGTGCAGGCAACAAAAAATAAAGAAGTTTATGAATACTATACAGCAGGTGTGAAACGAGATCAGTCTAAGATCGTATTTGAAGAAGCAAAACTGATGCTGAACGGATCGCCATTGAGAAAGAAGTTTAAACTTACAAATAATGCGATCACACATGTAAAAACAGGAAGCTATATAAAAGCATTGTCAAAAGAAGATGGAAAAACTGGAGACGGAACGAACCCAGCCGGGCTGATTGTAGACGAGTACCACCAGCACAAAACAACAGAGTTTCTTGACCTTGGACTTGGATCGAATACAAAAGAATCTTTGTTGATGATCATCACAACAGCTGGAATGGATCTGACGTATCCTTGCTATACACAGGAATACGATTACTGCAGCAAGGTGTTAGATTCTAATATTGATGTTGAAAATGATACATATCTGATTGACATCATGGAAATTGACCAGGGAGATGATATTGGAGATGAAGAAAACTGGAAGAAAGCGAATCCAATCAGAATGTCATATCCGGCCGGGCGAGAAAAAATCCGTGGAGATTACGAGATCGCAAAGGTAATTCCAGAAAAAATGATAGCCTTTTTAACAAAAATGCTGAACATGTGGGTACAGCAGAAGGAAAATGGCTACATGAATATGGAAAAATGGAAGAAATGTGAAGTGAAAAAACTTCCGATCGACATCAAAGGGAAGCCAGTTTATGTTGGCTTCGATATGTCTTCCAAAATTGATTTAACGTCAGTAGCGTTTGTGATTCCGTATAGAAATGGGAAACTGGACCAGACAGGAAGAGAAATCACAGAATACATTGTATTATCTCATTCGTTTATTCCAAACCAAGAAAAACTAATGGAAAGAGTATTCAGGGATAAAGTTCCATATGATGCATGGGAGAGACAAGGATTCATAACAATAACAAATAGCGAAATCGTGGACCAAAACGTAGTAATGGATTACGTTCTTAATTTTTGCAAAGAAAATGAACTGGATATCCAGACATTATGCTTTGATCCGGCAAATGCAAGTAAGATCATGATTGATTTATCGAATGAAGGCTATATTGTTGAAGAAGTTTATCAGAGCCACAAATCCTTGAATGAAGCAACAGAGGGATTCAGGGAAGAAGTGTACATGGGAACTGTATGCTATTTGTATAATCCGGTTTTGAATTACTCAATGAGTAATGCGGTGATTAAAAAAAATAATGGACTGATCAAGATCGATAAGGATGCAACATCCAAGAAGATTGATCCAGTAGATGCGACGCTGTGTGGCTATAAATTAGCAAGGTATCACGAATTTAACAATATCAGACAAGAAGCGTTAGATGAATTTTTAGCAAATGAATGGTAGGAAGAAAAATGGGAATAGCAGCAAACATTATAAATAAAATAACAAATTGGTTTAGGGGATCTCCAACAAAGGGAATGTCAGAAGAGGACTTTGCAGAATGGCTTGGAATTGGATACAGAAATAAGAGTGAATTGCGAGAGGTAACTTACTACACTTGCATGAAAATCTTATCGGAAACAATGGGGAAACTGCCAATTAAGGTTTATGAATGGCAAGGGAGCAAAGGAAAGGTTAGAGCAGATCCGGACGATACATCCAAACTACTAAATGAAAGACCGAATCCACATATGACACCATCTATATTCTTTGCAACAGTTGAGAACAATAGAAATCATTATGGGAATGGATATGTATGGATTCAACGAAGAATTTCCAGGAATGGAAGCGAAAACGTAGGCCTTTGGATTATGCAGTCAAATTGCGTGACACCGATCTATGATAACAAGGGAATATTTGCTGGAGAAGGCAAGATCTATTATCAATATACAGATCCGCTGGATGGAGAAATGTATGTATTTCCAGAAATGGATGTGCTGCACTTTAAAACGTCAATGACGTTAGATGGATTAACAGGAATCCCGGTACGAGATATGCTTGGAGATGTGGTAGAAGGGGCATCACAGAGCCAACAGTACATGTCGAATCTGTACAAAGGCGGAATGACTGCATCGATGGCACTACAGTATTCTGGAGAAATTGATGAATCAAGGATCAAATTATTGCAAAAGAAGTATGATAAGTATCTTTCAGGCCCGAAGAATGCCGGAAAGATTGTGCCAGTACCAGCAGGTATGCAGCTACAGCCATTAAATTACAAGCTGACAGATGCACAGTTCTTTGAACTGAAGAAATATACAGCGTTGCAAATTGCAGGAGCGTTCGGAGTCAAGCCGAATCAGATCAATGATTATGAAAAGTCGTCCTATGCAAACAGCGAAATGCAGCAGCTGTCATTCTTAGTTGATACTATGTTATTCCCTCTGAAACAGTACGAAGAGGAATTAACGTACAAATTGTACATAGGAACAGATAAAAGCTGTAAATTCAACGAAAAAGCGATCCTGAGGACAGACTCCAAGACACAGATGGAAATACTTGCTCAGGGAGTTCAAAACGGAATGCGTAAGGTAAATGAAGCACGAGAACTGTTAGATCTTCCAAGAGATCCGGATGGAGACGTGCTACTTATGAATGGAAACTTTATCCCGGTCAAAATGGCTGGTGAACAATACAAGAAAGGAGAAACAAGTGCTTGAAAGAATTAAAATTTTATAACAAAGATCGCGATGGAAACAGAAAAATCTGTGGAACCATGACGATCAAAAACCAGACAGATTCCTCCGCGGATCTGTTTTTTTATGGCGATATTGTGAGCGAAACATGGCAGAGCGAATGGTATGAAGATGATATGGCTCCAGGGGATGTGAAAGAGTTCCTCAATCAGCTGGACGGAACGGAAAACATCAACATACACATCAATTCAGGCGGCGGTTCCGTGTTTGGCGGTATTGCAATCTACAACATGCTACGCCGCAACAATGCACACAAGACAGTGTATGTTGATGGATTAGCAGCAAGCATCGCATCCGTCATTATGATGGCAGGAGATGAGATCGTAATGCCTAAAAATGCAACAGTTATGATCCATAAGCCATCGGCAAGCTATTTTTTTACAACAAAAAATGCGGATGATCTGCGAAAGGATGCAGAATCTCTGGATACTTGCCAGGAAGCGATAATGCAGACATACATGACAAAAGCCAAGGTAGACAAAGAAGAAATTGAACAAAAAGTAAATGATGAAACATGGTTAACCGGAGAAGAGGCAGCAGAGTTATTTGACATAAAAGTCGAAGAAGCAAACGATGCAGTCGCATGTGCCGGAAGCTCCATGTTTTTTTGTTACAAAAATGTCCCAACAAGCCTGACTGCGCAGGGTAAAAATGCCAAGAAAAAGGATGAGCAGAGGCCTTTAAGCAGACAGGATATAAAAGAAATTTTCAACGAATCTTTTAGCGAGTACCAGGCAAGGGAAAAAGAGAAAAAAGAACTATTAGAAAGCTTAAACAAGTATGGAGAAAGGAAACAGAATGGATAAGAGAGAAATTGCAGCAAAAATTACACAGAAGAAAGAAGAGATCAAGAATCTGATCTCCCAGGATAAGTTAGAAGATGCAAAGAATGCAAGAAAAGAAATGCAGGAGCTTCAGGAGAAGTATGATCTTCTTGATGAAATGGAAAAAGAAGAAGGAGATAGTGTAAAGAACCAGGCAGCAGCAGGAAAAGTAAACGAAATCAAAGGAAAGAAAAACGTAGTATCTGCACTTGTAAATGCATTAAGAGCTGGGTTTAAAAAGAAACCAGTTGCAAAGGAAGATATGGAAGTGCTGGATGCTATGAAAGAGGGATCTGACGAAGATGGAGGCTTAACAGTACCAGCGGATATCTCTACAACGATTAGAACACTAAGACGTTCCGAAGATGCCTTAGAAACGATCGTAAGGACAGAACGCACAACAAAGGTAAAAGGCAGCAGAGTGTACGAAGTGAATGCAGATTCAGTTCCATTCGATACAGTAGGCGAAGAAAGCCAGTTTCCTGATGTTGCAACTCCAGTTTTAAAGAAAGTTGAGTATGTGATAAAAAAATTCGGTGGAATCTTAAAAGCTACATATGAATTGCTGGAAGATTCCGACGAGAATATTATTTCTTACTTGGAAAACTGGATCGCCAGAAAAGTAAAAGCAACAAGAAATGCACTGATTATTAAAAAATTAGATGAAATGACAGATGGATTTGAGATTGAAGCAACATCTGTCGATGATCTGAAAAACATCTTTAACGTCGAATTAGATCCGGCATTAGTCGCAGGATCTAAAGCGTTAACGAACCAAAGTGGTTTTAACTGGTTGGACAAATTAAAAGACAAAGAAGGAAATTACATCTTACAGAAAGATGTAACAAATCCGTCTAAAAGATTATTATTCGGTACATATCCAGTTGTAGTTATGTCTAATAAGACGATTAAAAATGAAGCTACTGGAAAGGTGCCAATTTATTGCGGAAACTTCGAGGAAGCGATCACACTGTTTGACAGAGAAAAGCTTACAATCGGAATTTCTACAGAAGCAGGAGACTTATGGAGCAAAGACCAGACTGGAATTAAAGTACGTGAACGTTTAGACTGCCAGATCGTCGATGATATGGCGGTATATAAAGCAGAAATTCCGGCAGATCAGATCTCAGAACCAACAAAAAAATACAGAAGATCAGAACTGGAAGCAATGACTGTAGACGAAATTAAACAGCTTGCAACAACTAAGAGCTACACAATTACAAAGACAAAGAAAGATGAGATCATTGAAGAGTTTATCACAGCTCAGAAAGGATGATAAATGGATGCTGATGTACGTTCACAGCTTCTTGAAGAAGCAAGCGAATATCTGAAGGCTGAAGAAGACGATGTCGTATTCAATCTTGCGTTTGATGCAGCATGTGAAACAGTGGCGGCAGCAGTTGGAAAGTTTGATGAAAACAGTGCAAGGATGAAACTTGCACTGTTTTTGATCATGCAGCAATTGTATGATAACCGATCTATCCTGGAAACAAAGAATAACGAGAAAATTTCGTGTATTGCAAGAACGATCTTATTGCAGTTACAATTGGAAAATTATTCGGAGGATGAAGATGATTAACATCGGAGACATGAATAAAAAAATAGAGATCTATGGTTTTGGATGGGATAAGGATGAACTTGGACAAAAAATCAGAAAAGAAAAGTTAATTGCCAGAGTATGGGCAAAAGTTCGCCTGATCCGATCTTCCGAATCAATCAAGCTTCTGAAAAACGAAGCAACGGAAGAAATGCAATTTACGATCAGATATCGAAAAGGAATTGATAAAAACATGAAAATTCGATACAAGGATCAAATGTATGGAATTGATTCGGTAGAAAATGAAAACGAAGCGGATAGATTTCTGATACTGCATGCGGAGGCTGTAGAAGATGAAAATAAGAGCGAAAACAACATTTGTAGGTACATTTAACATGAAAAAAGATGAGATCAAAGAATGTGACGATCGAAGAGTCGTAAATGATCTGAAAAAACTTGGATTAGTAGAAGATGTACCAGAAGAAAAAGAATCGGTGTCCGATTCGGACACAATGGAGCAAAAAAACGATGTCAGATGAAATTGATTTTGAATTCGACACTGCTACGTTCGATGAATTACGAGAGAGTCTGGAGAAAGTAGCAAAGAGGTATCCGGATTATGCAGAAAAAGAACTAAAAAAAGAAGGAAGAGAATTCAGCAAGGCTGTAAGAAAAGAAGCTTTATCCGCTACAGATAAACACACAGGAAATCTTACAAAAGGATTCCGACTAGGACCAGTAAAGCATATCAATGGTGTAATCCTGGAAGAATTTATGGCAGAGGGAAGAAAAAATCCGCACTGGCATCTGGTTGAAAATGGTCATGAGATCATAACGCCATTTAAAAAGAATGGGAAAAAACTCAAAAATGGTGGTAAATGTGTTGGCTTTGTCCCAGGAAAAAGAATTGTATCAGCAGTTCTGAAAAACTGGGGCGGAAAGCACGAAGAACGACTAAGAAGAGTCTTACAAAGAGTAAAGGATGATGCAGGACTATGATCACGATTGATGATATGAAAAAAGCGGTCGTAGCCGCATTAAATGAGAACTTTGGTTATCCGTGCTATGAATTTGGAGTCGTAGAACAGATGGAATATCCGTGTTTCTTTGTACGTATCACAGAAAATGGAGAGCTGTACACGAAAAACAGGTATCAACAGCGTTACGCTGTAGAAATTGTTCTCATGCATGAAAGAGGCGAGCATGGACAAGAAATCAAAGTATTGAAAGATATTGAAAAAATAAAGCAAATCTTTTTATTTGCGATGCAGACGGAAAAGAAAAAGGTTCCGATCATGAATTTTGAAATGGAATACACCGGAGAACGTGGAAATGTTCCACGGATCACATTTGATTCAGAATTCCTGGACGACTTATACAAGCCATCGGATGCACCGCTAATGAAAGAAATAGAAATGAAGGAGGACCTAAACAATGGGAATGCCAAGCATTAACATTATATTCAGAGAACTTGCAAAGACATTTGAACAGAGAAATGACAACGGAATTGTTGCTTTAGTCCTTGCAAATAATTCTGGAATGAATCCGAAAGAATACAGACCGGGAGATGATCTGGATGCTTCGATTGCAAAAGATGCAAAAATACAAATCCAGTTTGCAATGGAAGGTGGAAGAGAAAAGCCGCAGAAAGTAATCTGCTTTTTTGGACAGTCTGAATATGCAGATCTTGATACGATCCTGGATGAACTAGACAATGTAAAATTCGATTATCTTACATTCGGATCAGCATTACAGGAAGATCAGAAAGCAAAAGTAACGAAATGGATCAAAGAAAAAAGAGAATCAGGAAAGAAAGTAAAGGCAGTTCTTGCAAATACAACAGCGAACGATGAAGGAATTATCAACTACACGACTGAAAGTGTGACGATTAGTGGAGAAGAATATGATGCTGACAAGTTTTGCTCAAGGATTGCAGGAATCCTTGCAGGAACACCGCTTACAATGAGCTGCACGTACACAGTTCTGGAAGATGCAGAAAGCTGTACAAAATTATCCAAAAAAGAAATGGATGAAAAGATTGATGCAGGGGAGTTTATTGTGTTTAGGGATGGTGATTACATCCGTGTTGCAAGGGGCATCAATTCATTAACAACTGTATCAGATACAAAAACAGATGATTTTAAAAAAATAAAGATGATTGATGTGATGGATCACGTTTCGACCGATCTTACAGATACGATCAAAAACAACTGGTTAGGGCAGTATCCGAATAATTATGACAACAAATGCTTACTATTAGCGAATTGCCAAGAATATTTGGATGGACTTGTATCAAGAACAATTTTATCAAGTGCGTCAATCGAAATTGACATCGAAGGAAACAAGAAATACCTAGAGAGCAAAAACGAAGACACTGTGAACATGACAGAAGATCAGATCAAAAAAGCGCTTACTGGGGAAAATGTTTTCTTAAGTTCACAGATGGGAATTCTTGACGCAATGGAAAACTTTAATATAGACATTGTAGTTTAGGAGGTACAAATGAAGACATTTGAAGATAATGACGTAATCAACGGCTCATGGGGAGAAGTATGGGTCGATAATGATTATATGGCACAAGCAACAGCACTGGAAGCAACAATCAAATTTACAAAAACAGACGTACCGCAGACAGGAAGATTGAATTCAGGAAAAAAAGTAACAGGTATCGAAGGAAGCGGAACGCTGAAATTAAATCACGCTTCATCTTATTTCAAAAAAAGAATTCTGACAGATATCAAAAATGGAAAAAACACACCATGCACGATTATTTCGAACTTAGATGATCCGACAGTGAATGGAAATGAGCGAGTTAAATTGACGAATTGTACGTTCGACGAAGTGAAACTTGTTGACTGGGAAGCAAACAAGTTAGGAGAAGAAAGTATTCCATTTACATTTACAACAGCCGAAATGCTGGATACAATCGACGATTAGAAGGAGAAAAAGAATGAATTTAATTGATAAATTATTAAGCGTAGACAAAGAAGAACTGACAAAAGAATGTACAAAAACATATCACAGTAAGAACATGGAACGACTGACTGGAGATGGAGAGATTACGCTGCGAAAAGTCAAAGAAAGAAAGCTGAGAGAACGTGCATTAAATACATTGGACAAGAAAGGAAACTTACTCCTGGTAAATGCACATGATTCAGATCTCCTTGTATTGATGGACGGAGTAAAAGAACCAAACCTAAAAGATGAAAGACTTTTAGAACATTTTGGAGCAGCAACACCAAAAGACTTAGCTGAATTATTGTTTGATGGAGAGATACAGGAGATCTCAGATGCAATCAATAATTTTTACAAGGACCAGGAAGACGAAGCAACAGAGAATGATGTAAAAAACTAATTTACGAAGACGGAGAGATCAATACCATGTACTGGTTATTCCGTCTTCATAATATTTTACCAAGAGATTTTACAGAAATGAGCAGTCATGAGCAAATGATCATGGCTGCTTTTGTGCATCAGGAGATTGAAGATATAAGGAAGGAGAATGAACAACTAAATGGCAAATAGATTTGTAGATGCAACGTTGCGTTTAGTGGATAAGTTCTCCTCTCCGCTTTCCAAAGCAACCGCAGAAATGCAAGCGAAGGGAAGACAGATCCAGAAAACGGCAAATAGCATCAAGCGAACTGGAAAAAACTTAGAATCCGTAGGGACATCGTTGGAAAAAAAGGTAACGGTGCCGATTATCGGAATCATGGCCGCTTCTGGAAAAATGGCGGACACATTTGAAAAGGATATGGGGCAGGTAAACACACTGCTCGATAATCATAATCACTTGAAAAGCTATAAAAACATGGCAATCAAGACATCAAATGAAACAGGCATAGCACTGCATACGATATCCGAAGGAGTTTACCAGATGATTTCCAGTATTGGAGACTCTGGAACAAAAACACAAAAGATTTTCAATGTTGCGGCAAAAGCTGCAAAGGGTGGCGGATCATCTGTACAGGAATCCGTGGCACTGATCAGCTCTGCTATGAAGGGGTATGACAGTGTAAATGTAAAAACAGCACAAAGCATCTCAGACATGGCTTTTCAGACTCAGAAATTAGGGGTCACAACCTATAAAGAATTAGCGGCATCGATGCAACCGCTATTCCCGTTGGGAAAATCATTAAATGTGTCATACCAAGAACTCTTTGGATCTATGGCAACCTTGACAGGTGTTACTGGCAATACTGCGGAAGTTACAACACAGATGAAAGGATTGTTCACAGGTTTGTTAAAACCAACAGAATCCATGAGCAAACTGATGCAGAAATACGGTTATGAAAATGGTCAGGCTATGATAAAAGCAGAAGGAATGCAGGGAGTGCTGAAAATCTTGCAGAAAGAAACAGGTGGGCAGTCAAATAAGATGGCTCAGCTTTTTAGCAATTCAAGAGCATTAACCGCAGCGTTGGCACTGACTGGAAGCCAGTATGAAACGTTCAAAGAGAAGACTGCAAAGATGGGGAAAGCTCAGGGATCAACGGAAAAAGCTTTACAAGATATGCAGACATCTATGAGTAAGCTTCGAAAAACAATCAATGTTGTAAAAAATTCATTAACTGTATTTGGAAGTGCAGTATTACAGGTAGTAGTACCGCCAGCAACAAAGGCAGCGAACAAGCTCAGCGAGTTGACAGATAGATTTTCGAAGTTGTCTCCAGAAACGCAGAAATTTATTGTGAAAGTAGCATTGATTGTAGCGGCAGTTGGTCCGGCGATCGTGATTATCGCGAAACTAACACAAGGAGTTGGTGCGCTGTATTGGAATGTCGGAAGAATGATAAAAACTGTCCAAGGGGCAGAAAGTTTTGCTTCTTTAATTACTCCGGGTGGAAAAATTGTTTTAATTTTGACAGGAATTGCAATTGCTGCAGTTTTGGTATACAAAAATTGGAATAAAATTACGGCAGCAGCAAAAAATATGCAAAAAACGGCAGTCACAGCACTGAATGCAGCAGGCGTTGATACGAAAAAACTAGGATCAACTGTAAAGAGCATTGCTAAGACAGCTAGTTCAGCATTTGGAACAATAGGAAAAGGAGCAGGAAAGATTATAAGTGGCTTAAGGCCAGTAGCAACATTTCTTTCTGGAGCATTTAAAAAAACGTTTAATATTGTTTTGAGATTTGTAGTAGCAAGATATGCTGGATGGCTGAAATCGACGATTGATGTTGCGCATGGAGTCACAACAGCATTTAAAGGAATTATAGAATTTATTTCAGGCGTATTTACTGGAAACTGGAAAAAGGCGTGGAATGGAGTAAAAAATATATTCAAGGGAGCGTTTGAAGCACTTGTTGGCATTGCAAAAGCTCCACTTAATACAGTGATTGGACTTGTGAATACAGCGATCAGTGGATTAAATAAAGTTAGCGTAAAAATTCCATCATGGGTGCCTGGAAAATATGGTGGAAAACAATACGGTATCAATATTCCTAAGATTCCAATGCTAGCAAAAGGAACAAATAACTGGAGCGGTGGAATTGCGCAGATCAATGAGAAAGGTGGAGAAATTGTAGATCTTCCAAGAGGAAGCAGAGTTTATCCACACGACGATTCTGTCAGAATGGCACGGAATGAAGGAAAGAAAGTCTACAAGATAGAAAAACTTGCGGACACAATCATCGTAAGAGAAGAAGCTGACATTGATAAAATTGCTGAAAGAATTGCAGACAAACTAGAAGCAGTACCAGCATAAGGAGAACGTTATGGAAATATGGTTAAACAATGGAAATGACAAGATCCGGTTCCCGGTATTGCCATCAAGTTTCAAAATCGGAACGTCACAAAACAACACGTCAGAAAATGTGCATAGAAAAGGAGAAATAAATCTGTTAGGCGAAAGGAACTTAGAAACAGTAGAGCTAAGTTCCTTTTTTCCAGCTCAGGAATATGATTTTTGTCAGTACAAAGGATTTAATACAAATCCATATACGTACATCAATAAGATAAAGGACTGGAAACAGAACAAGATCACTCCGACACTTGTGATAACTGGAAGAGCCGATTTTAACAAGTATGTATCTATAGAATCTTTGGAGTATGGAGAAGAAGATGGATCAGGAGATGCAGCATTTACAATCAGTTTAAAAGAGTACATCACAATATCTTATTCAGAAACAAAGAAAAAAACATCGGGAGGGAAAAAAGTAAAAAAGAAATCTGGAAAGAAAAGAAACTCAAAGAGTAAAAAGACTATAAAATATACCGTTCGATCTGGAGATACATTAAAAAAGATTGCCAAGAGCAAAACAGGAAAATCTGCCAACGCTTCGAAGATCTATGCAAAGAATAAAAGCGTGATCGAAAAAGCGGCAAAAAAACATGGTAGAAGAAGCAGTAGTAAAGGAAGATATATTTATCAGGGAACGAAGTTGGTGATAACGGTATGAAAATTACATGGAAAGGAAATGACATATCTGATCTGGTTAATACAGTAACGTGGTCAGGAAGTGCTTATTCATCTGCACGATCCTTAGAATTTGCTCTTCCAAATCCAGCAGGAGATCCGAATGTAAAAACGCCAAACATAAAAACAGGCGATCTTATTTGTTTTTATGATAGTTCCAAGAAAAAGTTTCATGGAAAAGTTACAAAAAGAGAACGAAAAGGCGAAGCAGGTACAATAAGCTATACAGCGTACGATTATTTATTGTATCTGACCAGGAGCAAAGGAACGTACAAATTCAAGAAAAAAACGCCTGAACAGATCACAAGACTGATTTGCAAAGATCTGAAAATTAAAGTAAAAAACATTGCAAAAACAAAAGTAAAAATTAAGAAAATGCTTTTTACAGATAAAGAATATTACAACATGATTCTTGCAGCGTATACAAAAGCCCGAAAAAAAACAGGAACAAACTACCAGATCTTAATGGAAGGTGATCAATTATCAGTGATCAAAAAAGGAAAAATGTTAGATGTTACGCTAAATCAAAGCGAAGGCATAACAGAATCAAGTTATGAAGAAACAACTGATAACATGATCAACAAGGTTGCAATTTACAACTCCAAGAACAAAAAAATCGGTACAGTATCTAATAAAAACTGGATCAGCACATATGGAACATTTCAGGATTCTTTATCTGTTGAAAAAGGAAATGGAAAAAAAGAAGCAAAGAATACATTAACAGGATTAGAAAAAACAGCATCTCTAACAGCAATTGGAGATATAAGGTGTATCTCTGGTTATGGAATCAAAATTCACGATGTAGATTCTGGACTTGACGGAAATTTTTGGATTGAAAATGATTCACACACTTTTGAAAATGGAATCCATACAATGACGCTAGAACTGGCGTTTAAAAATATCATGGAAACAGAAAGTGATGATACCGAATCAAGTTCAAGTTCTGGAACTGTAAGTACAGGCATATTAAACGGAAGAAAAGTGAAAGCCTTATTTACAGCATATTATCCGGCATCAAATAAAATGGAGGGTGGACATTATGATTGTAAAGGAAAGAAGCTTGATCCAAGTAAATATACATGTGCTGCACCTGGTTCTGTGAAATATGGAACGCAAATACAAGTGCTTGGAACAAAAACGAGCAGAGATAAAAAAGTTCATAAGGTTAATGATCGTGGTGGCGCAATAAAAATTGTAAATGGCGTGTATCACTTTGACTTGCTCATGAAAACAAAAGCTCAGTGCAACAGATTTGGAAAACGAACAGGATATGCGATCATAGGAAATGGAACAGGATTCAAACAAAAGAAAGTTGATACCAAGCAAGCAGATAAAGTAATATCAAAAGCCAAAAAATACATAGGAAAAGTAAACTATGTATTTGGAGCATCGTCACCTGATTTGGGAAAAAGTGATTGTTCAGGTTTTACGTCATTTGTATTTCGAAAGGCGACAGGGAAGCAGATAGGAAGAAGTGCAAACGTTCAGGCGACAAGAGGAAGTAAGGTACAGAAAAAAGATCTGAGAAAAGGAGATCTTGTAATCTTCCAGGGAACATACAAAGCAGGACCATCGCATGTTGGCATTTACATCGGATCTAATAAATTTATTCATTGTTCTAATGCTGGAGTAAGAATAAGTAGCTTACAAAATGGTTACTATGCAAAACATTGGATGCAGGGAAGGAGAATCTTGTAATGAACGCATATGAAAGAATGTTAGAAGTTATGAGAAAACAAGGAAAAAAAGATAATCCGGCATCAATTGAAATTGCTTATGTCTCAGATGGACAAGTAATCCATCATGGACAGAAATTGGACAAAGATGATTATTTAATTACAGAAGGATTATCTCTGAAAAATGGAGATAAAGTTCTGATCGTACAGATAAACGATGAAGAATATGTAGTTATATGCAAGGTGGTGAGTGCGTAATGTTTCCGTTTGAGAAAGATACAGAAGAATTAGAAGAGGAAGAAGAAATTGAATATTATCCGAAAGAATATGATATTGATTTCTCTTCTGGAAAACTAAATGGGAAAATAGCAGAAGGAGCAAGAGCGTTAGCTGTATGGGCGTATTTTACAATTAAAATTGAAAGATATCGTTTTGTGCAGTATTCGTGGGAATACGGATCAGAAATCAATGATTTGATAGGATATACGCATTCTGATGAATATGTAAAAAGCGAGATAAATCGACTCATAACAGAATGCTTGGAACCGAATGCCTATATCACAGGCATAACAGATCTTGAAGTAGACAGAAGCAAAGAAACAATGAATATAAAATTCAGATTGCTAACAGAGTATGGAGATGAGGAGATGAATATAGATGTATGAAGATATGACAATGGATGTGATCATGGAAGAAATGATGGAAGAAATGCCAGATGGATTGGATACATCTGAGGGATCACTAATTTATCACTCATGTGCAAAACACGGAGCAAGACTGGAAGAAGTATATACAGAATTGTCGGCACTTGTTGATAATCAGTACAGCGACACTGCTGATCTGGATCATTTGGTAAGATTCGGACAAGAAAAAGGTGTGTACATAGAAGAAGCAACACCAGCACAATTTGAAGGTGTATTTAATGCAACTGTACCGATTGGAACGGAATTCAGCGGAGATGATTACAACTACATTGTAACAGATGTGATCAATGAAGAAGAACATAAGTATAGACTGGAATGTGAAGATGCAGGAACAGAACCAAATGGATGGACCGGAGATCTTATGTGCCTGGACGACATCGACGAGTTAGAAGATGCACAGTTGACGAAATTATTGGTTCCAGGAACAGACGAAGAAGATGAAGAATCTTACAGGATGCGAATAGAAGATTCTTTTGGAATTAAACCGTTTGCAGGAAACAAAGCATACTACAAAGAAGAAGTAGAAGCGATCGATGGAGTTGGTGGAGAAAAGACATACAGGAGAAAAGGCAGCAGTATATCAACTGTTATCATATCAGATGAATACAGAAAAGCATCGAAGGAGCTGATAGATTCAGTACAGACGCAAGTAGATCCGGTACAAAATCATGGAGAAGGAATTGGAATTGCTCCGATAGGTCATGCTGTGATCATATCAACCGTAAATGAGTATACAGTAAATGTATCAGCAGTAGCGACTTACGATACTGGATACTCAGCAGAAGGTTTGAAAACGCAGATTGAAGATGCGATCGAAGAATATATGTTATCACTGCGAAAAACATGGGTTGATACAACTTCGATTATTGTGAGAAGGGCAGCAATAGAAAACGCGATATACAATATTGACGGAATTACAGACGTAACAAACGTACTCATAAATGGCGGTACTGAAAACATTACGTTGCAAGAAAATGTAATACCAATAAAGGGGGCGGTGTCATGCAGTTAGAAATCCCGGCAGCAATAGAAAACATAGATGAAATCATGGCAATTTATGCAGCAGAAGAAAAGGTTGGGCAACGCCTGGAAAAAGAAATAAGGGATAGAGATCTTGATACTTGTATTCGCACAGCAACCGAATACGGAATATCGAGACGAGAAAAAATCCTAAAAATACAGCCGCAGGATACAGATAGCCTGGAAGATCGAAGATTTAGAGTGCTAATAAAATGGTACGACGATTATCCATATACATACAACGATCTCTTAAATCGCTTAAATAATCTACTGGGCAATGGAAATTATACACTGGTAGTATTGCCAGAAGAAATGGAACTAAAATGCCTGGTTGAACTGACCAGAAAACAAATGTATGCAGATTTTGAAAAGTTAATGGATGAAATTGTTCCGATGAACATGACGATGGATATAGGACTGCGATACAACCAGCACGAAACACTACATGCATTTACACACGATTATTTGAAAAAATATACACATGAACAGGTTAGAAATACTGTTCTGAAAGGAGAATAAAGATGGCAACAAAGACAACGAACTACGGATTAACAAAACCGGACGGAGCAGATTTCTACGATGTCGATGTGCAGAATGATAACATGGATATTATTGATAAGCAGATGAAAGCAAATGCGAATGATATTGCGCAGCTAAATTCTGAAAGAGCATTTTTATCAAAAGTATTTTCTGGAACAAGCAACAAAATGATTTACTGGCAAAGATGTCAGTCTGAAATTGCAAAAGCATTAGGCATGCAAATATCAGACATAAATAACGAAAAGTTATATATAGCAGCTTGCAACGGTGATTGGAATGCGTATCAAGGTCTGGTAACAGGTGCTGCTTTACAATGGGATAATACAAATTTAAATATAAACATAGGATTATCCAGTGATACAAACGGTGTTGTTAGGATTAATTTTATGATTTATCGTAAATTAAATTAATCTATATCATATACTATGGAGGTATATACACATGTTGAGTACACTGTAGGAAAATATATTGTTATATCACCATTTGTGTCAATTTTAACAGCACCAATATTATTAAAATTAACATCATCATCGGTATAGCAAGCCGATCCGCATTTTATTTTAGGTCTAAAACCTTCTGGAACAAAAAAACAAGTTGTAATCCCAACACTAGGAGAATTGCAATGGAAATATCCATTTATATATACTTTTCCATTATGTTTATAACTGTTTCCGGTGAATGCATATTTTGAATCTATGCTAGTAATTGTAAATTCTATTCTGTTATTTAAGTCAGAATTTAGCTGCGGAAGTCTACGAATCCTCCGCAGCGGAAAAGAGTATAATGCACACATAACACACAAAGGAGAATGTATTATGCGTGACAGAATTATAAGCAATGTTTTGATTAAAATGGGCAATAGAATCAAGAAAAAAGAGCTAGATTATCTTGAAAATGTGCTGGTAGAAGAGTTCCGAGATGTGCAGATTAAGAAAGAATCGACGGAATTGACGGAATACAATGACAGTTTAAGGAAGCTAAAAGATACGTTCCTTGCGACGCTGATTGTAGAAAATAAATCCAACAGAACGATTGAACAGTATAATTTACATCTAACACAGTTTGTAGATTATTTCACTGCAAAAGAAGCAAAAGACATAGATGCAACCGATATTAGGGGATTTTTATATGCGTATAAGCAAAGCAGAGGCATATCGAATTTATCATTAAACAATAAGCGATCAGCGATATCCTCGTTTTTTAGTTGGCTGGCTGATGAGGAGTACATTGACAAAGATCCAACTCGAAAAATTAAGAAAATCAAAGTAACAAAGAAAAAGAAGAAGGCGTTTACAGCTGATGAAATGGAACGTATGCGTATAGCATGTAAGGATATTCGTGATCGGGCGTTGATAGAGATGTTAGCATCCACAGGTTGTCGTGTCTCAGAACTAAGCAGTATAAAGCTAAACGATATAGATTTTATTCGAAAGAAAGTGCGGATCATTGGTAAAGGAGATAAAGAGCGAACGGTGTTTATATCAGATCAGGCAATGATTTATCTGAATAGATATTTAGAAGCCAGACAAGATAATAACATTTCACTTTTTGTTTCTAAGAGGCATCCATATGATCAATTAAGAAAAGACGGAATCGAGCGAATTGTAAGAGATTTAGGAAAATCATGTAATGTATATGCACATCCGCATAAATTCCGACGGACGTTATGTACGCAATTGATTAAGCGAGGCATGCCGCTTCAGGATGTTGCGATCTTGTTAGGTCATGCAGACATTAATATGACTGCTGGTACATACTATGATGCTTCGGACGATATGATTGAATATGAATATATTCGTTATGCAGCTTAAAGAATAATAATCAATCTAATATATAAACTATTAAATCTGCTTAAAAGGGAAGGAGATTTTATTTTTATGCAAAAAATTAAATTTAGAAGCAGATCTCCATGTATTTGTTTAGAAAATATGAAAAATTAAATATCAATAGCACAACTAAATTCTGATTACGATACAATCATAGTAGGAACATCTGTTTCGACAACAAGTCAAACAATTAATCATTATGGTGATCGAAAACTAAGTGATTACAAATTTATTGTGTTTGCGTTCGGTGCTAGTGATGATGATATTCGCAGTATTGTAACTGTTCCAAGGGTTATCTTCGAAAAAATAGGAAAATCCTATAGCTTCGTGGCTCATGGTTCGAATGACAGCACGATATCTGCAGTATCGTTTACATATGCAAGCGATACTGCTACAACTGTAAAACTGTCTGCTGATCATGGCGTTAAATACATAAGAGTTTTTGGGATTAAATAAAATTTCATATAATTTAACTAAATTGTATAAAATACCTAGGAACTGTAAACATAGCAATGACTATACTGGTAGACGTACTGTCTTTGCATCGCACATTTATCTGTCCGTTTCTGGCGTTTATGTAGCCGGTATTTCCGTATGGAGTCCAGCTTCCGTCAATGATTTCGCAAGGAGCGAAAACTTCATTTTTTAAAGTGATACCATTAGGTAAATCTAATAAAGTTTGAGTTGTATTTCCACCTGTCAAACTTTTGCTTTTTCTGATATAAAACATAGCACACTGGCTATTTATTTCTATGCTGATTCCATCAGTAGAATAAGTTTTGTATTCTTTATCAGAATTTAGTTGTGCTATTGAGTAAAAACAGAGAAAAAGGAGAAAAAGATATGGCTATAAAAACAGTACAAGCGACTATTAACGGTCAAACGTATACGTTAACACTTAACAGTACAAGTGGAAAGTATGAAGCTACGGTAACAGCTCCGTCTAAGAGCTCGTACAATCAATCCGGACATTATTACGGAGTAACAGTAAAAGCAACCGATGTTGCAGGAAACATAACAACAAAAGATGCAGCAGATGCAACTCTTGGAAAATCTTTACGTTTACAAGTAAAAGAAAAAGTTGCACCTATTATTGCGATAACAGCACCGACAGTTGGAACATACTTAACGAATAATAAACCAACGATTACCTGGAAGGTAACAGATGCAGATTCAGGAGTTAATCCGGCAACAATTGGAATTACGATTGATAGTGAAACAAAAATAACAGGAGATTCAATTGCCAAAACGGCAATCACCGGAGGATATCAGTGTACATATACACCGACAACAGCATTATCTGATGGTAGTCACACAATCAAACTTGATGCAAGTGATTATGATGGAAATGCAGCAGCTACAAGCTCAACGTCATTTAAGGTAGATACAGTTCCACCTGTATTAACGTTGTCCAGCCCAACGGACAAACTTGTTACAAATCAGTCTGCATGCACAGTAAAAGGTACAACCAACGATGCAACATCAAGTCCTGTAACAGTTACAGTTAAGCTTAATTCTGGAGCAGCAGAAGCAGTCACAGTTGGAAGCGATGGAAGTTTCAACAAGGCTCTTACTCTTGCAGAAGGTACAAACACAATTATAGTTGTCGCAAAAGATGGTGCTGGTAAGACAACTACAGTAACACGTACCGTTACGTTAAATACAGTGGCACCTACGATTAAGAGCGTAACGATTACACCAAATCCAGTAGATTGTGGAAAAACATTCGTGATCAGTGTAGAAGTTACAAACTAGGAGATGAGTATGGTCAAAAGAGTATTCGGAAAGGTCGATGGCATAGAAGTGAATTATGATCATAGCAAAGGGGACTGGTGGAATGTACCAGTCCCACTTGATATAGATGGAGAATATGTGATCGAAGTAATAGCAGAGGACGAAGCAGGGAACCAAAGCTTTATAACAAGATTATTATATACTGTAAAGGGTGAAAACATTTGCGTGCATCAGTTGCCACTTTCCGGACACTTGTTTGAAAAAGTTGAAAGGAAAATATGCTTCAATAGGATGTACCCAAAATGTAAGGAGGTACAAAGATGATAACTTTCATATTAGGAGAGGACAGACATGTAAAGTATTTTGTTCATTCAATAGGTCAATATGATTATTTTGTGATAAAGGATGCAAAATTTTCGTTGTTGCATAATGGCAAGCAAGAGGCAGCAGGCGTTTGTACAATCGAAAAAGACGAAGAGAAAAATGGTTATTATGTTGATGCAAAAATACAACCAGTGCAAAAAAGCAGGATGTACACCTTAGAAATAGAATTAAAAATTGCAGATGAAATTATAAAAAACAGGGAGAAGATGGAGGTAATTTAATGATAAAAATTGAAAAAGTTGAATTGTCTCCAAATCCCGTTGTTGTAAATGGAAAAGTAAAGATTTCTGTAACGATTGTTACGCATAATTACTTAAACAAAAATTATACACACAAACAGTTAGCGACTTATACACATAAACAGTTGAAAGACAGAGGAACAACATGATAAGAATTAGAGAAAGACCAGGAATGGTCTTATTTTTATGCAAAAATTAAATTTTCTTTAAGGAAAGGAAAGTGAGGTCATGAAGAAAAATATGGAACAGGCAAATTATGTTAAAGCAATCATAACGGGAATATTGGCATTCTTATCGTCTTTGTTAGGAATATTAGCAATTCCATGCGGACTAATGGTATCAAGCAATCTGGTTGATTATGGAACTGGATTGATCGCAAGCAAATTTAGAAACCAGGATATAAATTCTTATAGATCTATTCGTGGAATATTTAAAAAAATTGCAATGTGGTTGCTTGTCGTAGTTGGTGCGATCGTCGATGAAATGATTAAGTATTCAACTGCACAAATAGGAATTGACATAAAGGTTCAGTTTTTGATTGCAAGCATTGTGGCGATCTGGATTACATGTAATGAGGTGATATCAATTTTGGAGAACATCCAAGATATCGGTGTTCCAATTCCAGGATTTTTAAAACCATTAGTGAAAAATATTAGATCACAGGTAGAGCACCAGACGGATATTCTGGAAAATGATGAGGAGGAAGAATAAATGGCAAAAGCAAGCACAATTCTTAAAAAAGCAAAAAGCTACATTGGAACAAAAGAAAACCCAGCAAACAGCAATAATGTAAAATTTAACACAGATTACTATGGGCACAGTGTAAAAGGGAGTTCTTATCCTTGGTGCTGCGCATTTGTATGGGATATCTTTAAGATGTGTAATGCATCCGATCTGTTCTTCGGGGGCAAAAAAACAGCATATTGTCCGGATGTAGAGAATTATTACAAAAAACATGATCGCTGGCACTCAACTGGACAGGCAGGCGATCTCTGCTTGATGGATTTTGGAAAAGGAAGAGCGAGTCATATTGGAATTGTGGAAAAAGCAAACAAGGATGGAACATATACGACAATTGAAGGAAATACATCTAAGAGTAGCGATGATAACGGCGGTGCAGTAATGAGAAGAACAAGAAGCAAGAGTGTAATCCGCGGATTTGCAAGACCAGCGTATGATCCAGAGAAATATACAACAGTAAAGAAGACGTCCGATAAAGGTGCGATCAAATGGATGCAGAAAAAATTGAACGAATTAACACCAGGAACAAATATCGAAGTAGATGGTATTTGGGGAAAAATGACAACTGCACAGCTTAAGAGATATTGGAAACGATTAGGATGGAGCACAGCAGGATCTTACTGTGGCAAGAAGACATGCAAAGCATTGTACGCAAACAGAAAAAAATAATGAAACCGGGGAGAAATCCCTGGTCTTTTTTTATGCAAAAAAATAATGAAAATTTAGGAAAAACATTGACATATGGTGCACCATATGTTATTATATATACATAAGGAGGTGAGAAGCAGATGAGCAAGAAAAAGAAAAAGCGAAAACTTAAAGAAGCGGTTCTCGTATTCAGCATCATTCAAAGTGTGGTAACTACGATATGCATGATATACGAAGCATTCTTTAAGTAATCGCAAGGTGGTGGGTAAATCCCACTACCCACTGCCTATTTTAAATCATCTGTGAAAAAATGTCTATGGTTAAAGTAATAACAATATCAACCTGGATAACATTTATGTGCTTGTGTTATTTGGCAGTCAAAAATGGATTAGATTTGTTTACAGGTATAGCATTGATTACCAATATTGTAAGTAATGTAATAAATATGATATATCTTTTAAAAGAAAAGGAGTGATAGCGTGCCAGTAGGAAAACCAACACCACAAACAATAGCAACAAAAAAATATGAGAAAAAAGCTGGTTGGATGTCAAAATCTTATAAATTAAAAAGAGAAGTAGTAGAAGAATTTGCGAGAGCTTGTGAAGAAGAAGGCGTCAGTCAGGCAAGCCAGTTAACAAAGATGATGAAAGAGTTTGTTGAAAAGCGAAAATAGTCAGGGATTTCCTGGCTATTTTTCTTATAAAAAACTTTATACGCACTTACAGTAAAGCCATCCATTCCGGACAAGACACCTTCTTCCCATCACAATACTGAGTAAGGATCGGCTGTCTCACATTTGGACGAGACAGATAATCTGCAAAAATCTCATCAACGATCGTATTAATAGAATTATAAGTTGTCTTTCCAGGAATGAATTTATGATCATAAGCTGTAGAAGATGTGATCGTAAAATCATGCCCTTTATTTCTATACCATTCTGTATACACACGATTCAAAGTAAATGACATGATCGCAAGAATATTTGCTTCAAGCGTTGCCCTTGGCCAAGTGGAATAAATCTCACAGGCAGCAACATTTTTGATGTAATCTTTATAGCGGACATAATAATTTTGCGCAGTTTTATCACCGACAGGACCATCATGAACAATAATATATTCAGGGATCACAACCCTGCTTAAAACAATCTCACCACTTTCGTTGACTGGCTTGATCTCAGATTCCGCAATCTTGGGAGGATAATTACCCCATAAGGTATGCGGACCGATCACGATCGGGTGTTCTTCTGTTGGAGTGTGGGTTTCTTCAGGAATCATGGAAACAGGCTGCAGGCCTTCCACACCAGAAAGAATCTGTGCACCTGAGATCGTGACAGGTTTATATTCATCAGAATGTATTTTTAGATTATATTCAGAATAAGGCTGATTTTCACTCGGAGACATGCTGTATTCCACGGGAGGAGCAGGGAGGTCAACGACAGGTGTCTGCCCATTTTCATCAGTAGATACAGTCTCAAGAACAGAATCAGGATCACCAGTATAAGAAATCTCGATCGTAGCGTTAGGGATCGGGACGGCTCTTTGTCCTGAAGTTACCTGTATTTTTAACTGTCCATGATCGACAAGATTATTAGTTTGTATTTCTGGCATAAAAATATCCTCGGAAGATCTTTTACTCTCACTATATGAGAAAATATGATATAATGTGCACAAGTAGTGTAAAAATGTATGCCAAAGAGATAAAGGAGGCCACTATGCAGAAAGATTTTATATATGAGAATTATTTAAAAATGCCAGATGATCTTGAATTTGAGCAGGCGATGAAGGTTTATGAAGAACTGTTAGAAGAGAATCTTGAAGAAGATGAGATCTATGACAAGTTATGGGATCATGCACTTCATTGTATGATCGATTATGGAAGTCTCCGCGCACATTGGAAGATCACACCGAAGACAGACAGAAGCAATGATGACAGGACCGTGATGCACGATAGTGTGATCCATTCTTTAGATGAATTGGCAGCATATACAAAAGAGCATGGCAAAGAAGCAAAATGGAGAGAAGAACTTGGATATCAAAGAAAAAGAATCGGAGATTTTGCATGTTATGTTTCTTTGATCTATGGAGTATTTGCAAGGTAAAATATGATGAGAATGTCAAAAGTAAATTTTGCCAGATAAAACGATCAGTAAGGAGGACATTATAAG